GTCTGTATCTGTGATTTGTATCCAAGGATAGTAAACCGCAGTGTAGTTAGAATCGATGTCAGTGTTTTCTAATTCATCAACGATATCTTCAGCAAAATACCAGTTTTCAGTATCTGATGGGTTGTTGTTGTTTAACAACTTGATATCAGGTAATGTTGGTAAATAAATCGCATCCAATCTCTTTTCTTCAACAACTTCAATAGCGTCTCTAACCAAATCAGTGTTGTTTAACACGTCAATACCAGGAGTTGCCAAGATGTTGATAGCGGTTTCTTCTGGGTTTTGGAATGTTCTGATACCGTACATTGTTGCATAGTAGTCAGAAGTACCGAATAACTCAGCGTACTCAACATTTGTAAATGTATCGAATGTACCAGCTACGAAACCAGTTCTACCGATTTTGTACTCATCTGTGTTTGTTCTGTTAACTCTATAAGCATCCCAACCATCAAAACCACCAGCAAATAAAGCTGTGAATTTTCTTGTTCTCATGTTATTATAAGGGTGAGTTGTTGTTCCGTCAACCACAATTGGGTCAACAAATGAAGCAACACCAACCGCAAAAACTTGTTCTCCAGTAACAGAGTCAACAATGGTACTAGCATTGATATCCATGTGGAAACCTTTTGTTTTTGTTGTATAATCATCACCAGTATTGTAGGCGTTGTCACCTAAGATACTAATTTTACCTTTAAACAATAATAGGTCTTTATCAAATCCAAATTGGCTTGAGAAACCTAAATAGTTTTTAGTTACTCTATCACCACTAGAAACTGTAGCATTAGCAAATGGTGGGTTGTAAATTGTGTCACCAGGTGCATAATATTTCAATTTGTAAGGCATTTCAGGAACAGCTGTTGCTGTGTAACCACTAGCACTATTTGTTCTAAATTCGTAACCTTCAAAACCAGCTGGTACACCATCAGTTGGTGCGTTTACAGCCATTTCAAGAACAACATAAGCGCTCTTTAATGGGTATTTGTTATCAATTGTACCTATTTTTCTACCAACGAAATTGTCTAATGACTCATCCATCGTACAATCAACAAATTTTTCAATTATTGATACAGCTCTATCTGTGTCGCTAAATGATCTGATGTAGATATCAAAAGTTTTCTTAGATAAATCAACATTAGCGATTGAAGCTTTGATTTCAGTGTTAGCACTTGTACCGTCAGAAATTGAAATTAATCTGAATAATCTTTGTGGTAAACCACCTCTTAACTCAGATACAAAGAAAGGTGTTACTGGTGATTGATATTGGAATCTATAGTGATCCCAGTTATTAACAGATGTTAATTCACTGTATAAACCTTTAATTTTACCACTTAACCAACCAAATTTCAGAGAGTTATCATAAACTTCCTCAACATAGATTTGAGAATCTTTGTCAGATGGTGTAGTACCGATTACTTTTTTGATATAGTTAGATTTTGTGCTATCTAAAGAAACTGTATAAGAGAATGTACCGCCAGTTGGGTTTGCTGTTGTACCAGTTAAATCAAAAGCTAAATATGGGTCGTTAACAACACCTGTTGGAGCGACCATATCTAATGAATTAACTTTATAACCTAACACATCTGAAGTGTAAGTACCTCTACTTCTAACGGTTGCAACGTTTTTGTTGTGACCTTCAGCGAAAGGATCAGCTGTTAACGTAACAGTGAACAATTCTAATTTACCGTTAAGTGTGTGAGCACCAGCACCTGTAAATGTATGGCAATATAAAGCAAATGATGGTCCACTGTATGTCTCGGTAGCGGTATTGTACGCTAACTCATTATTTAAAATATAAGCGTCTCTATCACTTGTTGGAACTGTGAACGGTAATTCATATGCGTCAATATAAACTGGGGTTATACCATGTGTAGCCGCATCAACCGTTAAATCAGTATCCATATCGTCAGTCAAAAGACCCCAATATAAAGCGTTTCCGTTATAGAAATCAGCATTAATGTAACTACCAACAGTTGTAAAGAATTGGTTAAACACGGTGTCAAAGTCAGTTGTAGCAACACCAGTTAAGTTAGCGATATAATCAATAAGATCGGTGTTACCAGAGTTACCAGTAACATAAAAACTATTGTTATTCGTGTCAACTTTAAAATTAATGGTTGTTTGTGTAATACCAGTGTGTGATAATGTTGATTCATCACATGCACCTAATGTTTTAATAACCCAAGCCATACCAGCATCATAGCCAGATAATCCTAAAAGTCTTGTAACATACAATTGGTTTGATTGTGTTAAATACTGTTTTGCTATGTATGGTAATTCATACTTAACAATTTGTGTATTTTTAAATTTTTCTGGATTAGTACCACCAAAAGTAGTCTTAAATTCATCAAAATTTCTGATGAATATTGGTTGGAACGCTGGACCCTTTAAGGTTTCACCCACTACACCTAATGTTGTAACACCAACTGTCTCAGTTGTGAATGTTAAATCTTTTTCGGTTGTGTAGACACCTGGAGATGCATAAACTTTGTTTGCCATATTTAGTTAATTTTATTTATTTAATTTTATCTTATTCATAAATATCAGATTTTTTACCAAAAAACCAGAATACCTCTTCATTTTTAAAATTCTTTATTTATTTTTAAGTATTTTCCGTTATTGTAAAAGTTCTACTAATCGCTGGTGTTACAATATAATCATCGGGATCTGATATAAACCCTTGTAGGTTAAAATTGTATAACTGTACGTAAAACCTTTTATTATTAAGGTCAGTAACTTGACTTTCATCTGAAGAGTCTTCTAACACAATTGGTATATAGTGTCCGTTAACTACAGTATATGCCTGCCTGCTTTGAAAATTTTTTAAAACAGTGGCGTTAAATTTGTTTAGTTCTTGCTGTCTATAAGCAAAAATTCTAACATCATAGGTAATATCAACTGGAATTGGTTGAGGTATTTTATAAACATCAACCCCCATTTTATTACCATCCCAAGTAGGTACTTCCGCATATGTATAATGTCTACCAGTTGGTATATTATAAATCAAAGAAGGGTTTGTGCCGTATTTCGTATCTGGGTTTCTAACAATATTAACAAAAGGTATTTTTAAATTTTTATACTCATCTGAAAATTTCCATGTTTGTGAAAATTCGTTCCATTTTTGAATACCCATCATAAACACAGGGACTTTTTCACCATCAATTGAAATTGCCAATTGATTAGTTACAAAATCTTTAAAACCCCTATCCAAATCAATATGCATAACACCTTTTGGTAGGTAGGTATCGTTGTTGATGATCATATCTTTCATATTTTCAGCAGCACCGCTTTGCATTGAGTAAGGATACTCGATGTTAGCACGTTGTTGTGTTAGATTGATCTTCTTTTTAAATGAACCTGGTAAAGCCATAATTATACCCCTTTAAATACGTTAGGATCAACGTTTGTACATTTTATTCTTCTAAAATAACCAGAATAACCAAATTGAGTACTTGGGTTATCCGTATTTACAGTATCGTCATCAAACACAGTAAAATATTTAAAATTATTTTGTCTGTCAGAATAACCGATAATATCACCGTAACTTATCTCAGCATTTTTTTCGTCAAGTTGTTTTTGTAAAACAGTAAACTCAAGATTACCATAGTCTTGGTACCTTAAATTTCCGTTTGGTGAGTATGATTTATTTTCACCGTTTTCAAGGCTAAGTATAACTTTTAATTCAACTGGTGATAAAAATCTAATATCGTTTACATTACTTTCACCGTAAACGTCATCCATTTGGGTGTTAACTCTGTCAACTCTAAATAAAACAACAGTAAAGTTCATGTCCCCCTCGATTAGTTCTGTTGCCATATCAAGCTCAAGTTGAAAATCCTCTTCATCGTAAAACCTATTCAACCTTGTATTTGGTATTCTAGTTTTTCTTTCCATTGTTCTTTTCATATAAATACTTTGATTTATTAATGAATTGACTTTGTCAGAAAAATTTATTATTATTAGATAATAATAAATTAAAGGAAAAGGAACGTAAATGCAGTTACCGATAGAAAAGAGAGCGCTGGATATATTAAAAACATATAAAGGGTCAAATGACTACATATTGGGTATACAAAAGACCTACTTTACGAGTAAAAGTTTTATACCAACAAAAAACCAAAGTGATTACATTATTAAAAACGGTAATGTTGATCCAGTTGTTGTTAACAAATTATTCGACATTAGTAAATCTTGTAGACCTTTTATTGCTGAGCAATTAAAACTAGATTTTATACCAGACAAAATATTCATAAACAAATTACTTAGCAGAAAGGAGAACTTTTTACACATTTATGGTTGTTTTGAAGAGGGTTGTGATCAATACTACACCTTCTATATTTCAAAGGAATGTGTTAAAGTTAGCAGACCTGAACCAGAAATTGACCCAACAAAATATGAAAGGGACCCAAAACCGCACCAAATAACAGCGATTAAAAAATTATTGACAAACGATAAATTTATCTTGGCCGATGAAATGGGCCTTGGTAAAACCACGTCAGCTATTATTGCGGCTATGGAAGGTCAATTCAAAAAAATATTGGTTGTTTGTCCAGCATCACTTAAACTTAACTGGAAAATTGAGATTTCAAACTATGATTCTCCAGATAATATCAGTGTTGTTGACGGAAGTAATCTTACTGTAAAAAAATGGACAATTGTAAACTACGACATTCTTAAGAATTTTCACCATTTACCTAGACGTGGTGTTAAAACAGCTGATCTACCTATTTCACCGATTGACTATCATAAATTTGATTTAGTTATTGCTGATGAAGCTCATTATCTTAAAAACGCTGCATCAAATAGAACCAAAATATTTAATGATTTTGCCATGAAAATACCAGTAAGATGGTTATTGACAGGTACTCCGATCACAAATAAACCAATCGATTTCTATAATCTTTTATATTTGTGTGAATCACCTGTTGCCTCTAACTGGGTTGGTTATGTTAAAAGATATTGTGCTGGTAGACAATTTAACCGAAAAGGTACCAAACAAAAGTATTGGGTTTGTTCAGGATCATCAAACCTAGAAGAGTTGAAAGATTTTTCAGCCGATGTAATTTTAAGAAGAACTAAGAACGATTCTATTGATTTACCACAAAAGACGATCAAACCTGTTTATTTACCACTAGAATTCTCAACTAGCTATAACGCCTATATTGATGAGTATGAAGCTTGGATTGAGGAAATGGAAGCTGCTGGTGAAAAACCAACAATTACCGATCACTTAACAAAATTGATCAAAGTTAGGCAGTTATTATCTTACGATAAGATTGCACACACAATTGAAATGGCGGAAGAAATGTTGGAGAATGGTCAGAAAGTAATTATATTTAGTTGTTTTACAAACACAATCAAAGAGTTACAAGCTCATTTTGGTAAAAAAGCTGTGACAATTGATGGGTCGGTTTCAAAAGAAAAAAGACAACAAGCTGTTGATGCATTTCAAAATGATGATAAAATAACTGTTTTCTTGGGTAATATTGTAGCCGCTGGGGTTGGTTTAACTTTAACTGAAAGTAGCGTTGTAATATTCAATGATTTGGATTGGACACCAGCTAATCACATGCAAGCTGAGGATAGAGCACATAGAATTGGCCAACAAAACCAGGTTCATATTATTTACCCATTATTTGCCGACACCTTAGATATGATTATGTATAAGGCGCTCCAAAGTAAAATGAAGATTATTAGTACGATTATGGGTGATAACCCATCTGAAGAGGAAATATCAGTTGGTAAAGAGGTTATTATGCACCTTAGACGTTAATGTTGTAGCAAATAGCTCCCTTTAACATCTTTTCTCTGAGCACCAACATCACTATCACCAGTTGGTAATACAATCACATTGTATTTAAGTGGTTCTCCTTGCGTTGTTGGTAGTTCATCTGTGTATACGATTGATTCGTAAGGTACGTTGTATTTAACACTTATACGGTTCTTTAAACTTTCTTTAGCCGCATCATCAATAAATGTCGCTTTACCTTTTTCATCTTTAACATAATGAGGACCCTCTTTTTTGAAAATATCTTTAAATAATTCTTTTGGTACTATTTTAGAAATTTTAGCTGTTTCTGTATCGACTTTAGCTGTTTCTTTCTTATTTGCATCATCCGAAAAATTCATAACAAAGTTTGGATCAGCAATATTAGCGATATCCCCCATTTTTGTATACGCATAAGACTCAACGTTGTAACCAGCTTCAAGTAATTGATTTGTTACACTAATTGCTATATCATAGTATCTTTTAGCAAAAAAATCACCCGCATCGTTCCATCTCAAGATTAATTTAATATCAACCTTATCTTTTTTTGATTGTCTTTTAAGACTATAAGCTAAAGGGTCTAATTCATCCATTATTATGTTTTCATAAGTTTCTGGATCGTTTAATAGTAAATTAAGTCTTTGTGTATATTTTAGGTTTTTACCATCGTTCATAATGTAGAAACCTTTTCTAGCGTAGCAATCAATCGCACAAGATCCAGCCCCAGGACAAGTATTTATTGTGTAGAATTTACCTTGGTCCTTATCGTAAAGAATACTTCTTAACGCTGGTATACCAGTATTAACAGTATATTGTAAACCACCCCTATCACTTTTTTCCATTTTAGGGTTTCTATCAAATATTTGTTTTGGTAATGCCGTAATTTGTTTAATAAAATGGTCGATATCTATTTCACCCTCGTTATCAGTTGGTATATTACCACCACTAATAATAGGTTCATTTGCACTTATCTTACCCCTATCTTTTGACGGTTTACCTAATCTATCTAGTTGCGAATTTAACATACTAACAACAGATTCTGGGGATAAACAACTCTTTTTAACATCACTAAAATCCTTTTCCCAGTCAACCTCAGATATATTTGTAGACTCATTTAAACGAAAACTAAATAATTCTTTTGTTCTGAGTATTGCGTTATTAAATTTGTTATTGGTCATAATATTCCCGTATTTAAAAGTATTTATTATAAATATTAGGAACATGAGAATAAATCCAACCGAAAAGCAAAAAATATACAAACAAGCCAAACATAGGCTTGGGGCTCCTATTAGGAAGATTCAATTAGAAGATGAACAAATGGACTCACTTCTTGAAATCGCTACAGAAGATTATGTTGAGTTTATTAATAATTGGTTGATTGAACACCAATGGCCGAGTTTGATTGGTTTAAGCGTTAGCGAAGCTGATTTAACCAGGGCTTTTATTTATAGAACTTTTGATTTAGTCACACAATACACATACTCCTACTCAAAAATTGTTGGTTTGGGTGCTGGTGAGGGTGGTTATGTTCTTAAAAAAGATTACGTTGAGTTAGTTAAGGGTCAACAAATATATGAGATTCCAGCAAATAGAGAGATAAATGAAGTGTTATGGTTTACACCAGCTTCATTGGATCAATCTGTAATCGACCCATTCTTAGGTGTTTGGAACAATCAATTCGGTGCCGAATATATGGGTTTGGGTAGTTATTACATTTTACCAGCTTTTGACATTTTAATGAGAACAACGGATAGAAACCTTAAAAATAGGATGATTCGTTCTGAGTTAATATATAAGATCACAAATGCGCCTGATGGCAAAAAATATCTTCATTTAATGAATACGCCAGGTGGTAAATTTGACTTTAGGGGTTCAATGCTAGATCAAGGTAAATGTTGGTATTGGTATTATGATATTAACCCATTAATTAAAGATGATTGTTTGGCAAAAAACAAAGATATCATTAAATCACCAGCTGATGTTCCTCTGGATGATATATCATTTGATGACCTAAATGATCCAGCTAAAGTTTGGATTAGAAGATATTTTATTGCTTTGTGTAAAGAAACTTTGGGTAGAGTAAGAGGTACTTTTGGTGGTAAAATACCAGTTCCAGACGCAAATATGGAAATTGAATACCAGTCACTTTTATCAGAAGGTAAGGATGAAATGGTTACACTTAAAAAAGAATTAGAGGACAGAATGTTCAAATTAAACCCATTGGAAATTCTTAAAAGAATGTCTACTGAGGCTGAAGAAATTAACAAAGCTCTTAAATACAGAGCGTTCCAAAAACCAATTAAGATTATATAATGTTTTATACAGCCCTAGATAATAGTGATTATTTTGATTTAATTGTCACAAAAGATTGTCGTGATTTTTATCGTGATTATAACGAATGTAATTTAATAAATATTAATATTACTGAAAATCTATGCTCAATACCTGGGAGTATTCAAACAGAAGAAGTTGAATTAAAAAACATAACGTTAACAGGTTATGATAATTTTTTTATACCCAACGGAGAGATATCAAATATCAATAATTTCACGGGTGACACAATAGGATACACTGTGAATGAAAATATTGTTGTTGACGTTAATAAAGATTTAACATATGTTATTGAAACTGGTGATACTTTTTGTTTTCATGAAATATCTGGTTATAGCGGAAATTACTGTTATGAGATTGATCACCTAAATGTTGACAATGGTATATACTATAATAAATTAAATGGCGGTTTTTACCAGGGATTCTACAAAATTTTTGGTGAAAATGTTGAGTGGTTCCCAGCTAGAGCAAAAATGGGTTGGACCGTTGATATGGTTGTCCATTTCCCAATGGATGTACCAGGTAGTTCAGGGTCATCTGGTAGTTCAGGGTCTTCTGGATCATCTGGCAGTTCTGGTTCTTTTGGGTCTTCTGGATCATCAGGTAGTTCTGGGTCATCTGGTAGTTCAGGGTCTTCTGGATCATCTGGTAATTGCGTAACTCTAAATAAAGTATATCCAAATAATAGCGGTTTTATTTTTTATCTGGGGACAAGAGCTGAAAATAAATTTGCTGATAAAACTGATATTGAAATTCAAAGATTTGAGGATAATTACGACATAGTACCTCTAAACACAACAAATTTATTTACCTATAATAACCTAATAACATTAAATGGTTTAACGAATTATATT